TGAGTGATGAAATTGCTTTTTCAAGGCATTACTTGTTGGAGGTGATTGATGATGAGCGATAAATTATATAAGGTTTTTGATTTTTGCATATCACTTTCAATTTTGACTTTGTTTATGTTGGCGATAGTTCTTGCAGTTTGCTTTTTATTGCAGTCTTTGAGAGTGATTTAAATGACTGAGAAAAGATTTGAATTGAGTGAGTCTGTAATTACAGATTACAGAATATATGACTACAAACAAGAAGATGCTTATTTCATTTCTTGTGCAAAACATACTGCCGAATGCCTTGTTAATTTACTTAATTCTTTGAATGATGAACTTGAAGAGGCATCTGCTTTCATTATTGAGCAAAGAAAAGAGAATAGGCAATTACGAAAGAGAGTTGAGAAATTGCAAAGTATATTACACATTGTTGAGTGTTGTGATAAAAATGAGTGAGAAACGATTTCAAATATTCAAACAACCATCCATATCAATTGATAAATGTCTTGTCATTGTGGAAGATGGGGACGATCTGTTGAGTGTTGAAGAAGTTGTTGATGTATTAAATAAGCAATCAGATAGGATAATGCTCTTAGAAGATAATCTCTTAGCGATGAATATGACAAATGGGAATCTTGAGGGGGCATTAGAATGTATGGAAAAAGAGATTAGGGAGTTAAAGAACGAAAAGGAGGAATTGCAAATAACCTTATGTGATGAAATGAATGAAAAAGAGGGTTTATTGGAAAAATCTAAAAAGCAATCAAAGGAAATTGGAGAATATCTACGAAGGGAGCGTAGTTGGAAGAAAATTCATTGTTCCAATCCAGAGTCCAATAATTGTGGACTAGTGATTGCTCAACAGGATACGGTAACTGCTTTGGAAGAAGAGAACAAAAAATTAAAGGTCTTGCTTAAAAATGCTGACCGACAGGCAGAGATAGGCAGAAGTTATGTTCAACAATATTGTTCCACGCAACAGGATATAAGATATACGAAGAGAATTGATAATGTCCGAAATCAATTAAGAGAAGAGTTGGGCAATGATTATCTTACATTAGCTTGTAAGTATCTGTAGTGGGATGTGATAAAATGCTTATTCTTGAAAAATGCAATTACTGTGGAGGGCTTTTCATCAAGAAAAGTAATGCAAACAAGTACTGTTGTGCTAACTGCAGTCACGAAGCACAATTAGAAAGCAAAAGAAGACACATAAACAAACGGAACATAAAGGAGAAACACTACAACACAAGAGTCAAAAATTTAACCACTCTTGGAAGTTTGGGAACTAGTAGCACTTGTCATCGAAAATTAGATTTCGAAGAAGAAGCGAGAAGCATACAGCGAATGCGAAAATTCTTGAAAGTGTAAAAAACGAAAAAGATTAAGTGTTTGTATAACAAAATAATAATATATAGAAAAAATTTAGGTGGAAAGAATGATTTATGAGGATATGATAGGATTCCTAACAGACAAGGAAATTCTTGAAAAAATCAAGAACTATAAAGAATTAGACTTGTCAAACAAGAATCAGAAATGGTTAGCAAGTAGCTATATCTATGCAAAAGATAACAAGCTCAAAGATTATCAAGCGAAAAGTTTCGCCTGTGAATTCACACTTTTCAAAACAGGAGAGATGTTCGAGTCAGATGTCTCAGACATATACCGTGAGGATGAAATTGACAGTCACTTCTGTGAGAAGTACAAGCAATTCCTAGCTGAAGAAAATAATGAGAAAGATGACTTGTTTTGGGCAAAATTAAAGGGGTATATGATAGCATTCTACAAAAGTACTCTCTCAGCGAAGTACGAAAGAGTAAGACATCAGACAAACATCAAGCTTTCACAGTATGAACTCAAACATTTTCTGTTGATCCCCCGTGAGAAAAATATTGATAAGTTTATTTTTCTTCTTGAGAATTTCGACAGTGAAAAGGGGGTTGATTTTGAAAGGGTTGGTAAGGCAGAGTCTCAGTTGGTCTTCAAATATGGGGAGTCTGTTTATGATTTGTTTATGAGTATACCTGCTGAGAAGAAGAGTAGGAAATTCTTAGCTTGTCTTTATCAGTATATTGATTCTTTAGATTGAATCTTTTTTTTCTTTATTTTTTTACTAAAATATAGATAAGTTTATATAATAGTATAACATACTAATATTATATACAAATTTTTTTGGAGGAAAAAATTTATGAGATTTATCGGTATGTACTCAAGAAATGGAAAAGAAACATTTGTAGAAATAGAAGCTGAAAACCTTGATGAAGCAAGTCTCATACTCGGAAGCATAAACGCTTTCAAAGAACCTGTAGACTGCGAAGACATTGTAGACTACTATGATGAAGAAAAAGCAACTGAAGAAGAAATCGCTGAAATCAGAACAAGATGGAATATACAAAAATAAGACAAGTTAGGAGATGGATTACTATGTGCGAAACTATTGAATTTGAAGCAAAATACAGAACAGCAACTATCCGTGGATATGTACTTGAAGATGAAATTGACAGTGATGAACCATTACACTTCTACACTACACAAGGATTTGAAACTTCCAAGTTCCCAATCAGTGCAGGAACAGAAGATGAAGATGAACTCCATTTGTACGAAGCATTCACTACAGATTCACTTCTCTTACAATACCTTGCAGACTTCAGCAACGAATCAAAGACAATCGACAGAGAAGACTACTGCCTCCTGATCAATGGGGGAGACTCTTTAGTGATGTCTGTTGAGAAAGTTGAAGAAAAAACTTATTTGAACGGGGAAAATCACAATCTTAATGCGAAAGTGAGTTTTCATTTTGCCAGTATTGTTCTTGAGGATGATTTCCTTGAAGAATTAGCGGACAACCTTGATATGACTTGGAATGGTGACAAAATCTACGAGCTAGGACATAATGAGAACGCCGTTTTCCTTGAGATTGACAATGATTGGTGGGATGATGATTATGATGAGTCTCAAAGAAGTTCTGTAGAAAAAGAGATGCTTTCTGATGCAGAGAGCGTATTTGTCAAGCAGATTCTCAAGGAGAAGGACATCGCTGGTATGTACTACAATAAGTTGAAAGAGTTCTTTGTTGAAGTTGACAACCCTAAAAAGTTTGACAAGGAGTATATTAGCGATTCTGCAGACAATTATGTTGAGATGCTTGAATGCCTAACCCTTGAGGAGATTTCCTCAACCTGCACTAAAGAGCTGTTGCAGGATATCATTGAGGATATTCGTGAGTAATTCTTTTTTTTATCCTATTTTTTTTGCAGTGTTCAACTTTTTGGGTTTGGGGGTTGAACACTGCCTTTATTTTTCCCAAGTATTTCCTTTTTCTCATTTTACATTTCACTATTTTTTTACTATTTTTTCTGAACATTCCTATAATCCCCAGTATTATTGTTTCAATCGTTACGAAATTACAATCCTTTTTTTCTAACACAAAAGATAGGAATAGGATATCAATTCTGTTCCGCCCAAAAACTACAAAGGTAAATAAAAGTAAGAGATTTTCAAATTTAACATTTTTTTCTCCATTTGAGATAAAGTTTGATTACAGCTTTGAGAAAAGGCAACGAATACAAAGTATTCCGTTGTTTTTCCCTTTTCTCAAAATCAAAAAATAGTGAATATGAGTATTATGTCTGATGATGCAATATGAAACCCAAGAAATGTCCACACTGCAAATCAGAACATCTAATACGCACACGAAAAGAAATCTACTGCCACGAATGTGGATTAGTATTAGCCGGAACAACAAAATATGTAGGCATTGCAAAAGTACACTATCCATTTGGACTTATCTTCGGATAATTAGGGGAAAGTATGAAAGAAGCAGGAGAAGTGAAAAAAACTAGAGATTTATTGAGAGAGTGAAAAAAAAGTTTTTTCTATTTTCATTTCGTATAAGTTACCTTTTTATTCAATCACTCTATTTTATGATATCAATCCTTTTGAGGCACAAAAGTCATTTTTGAATCATTCTATAATAACACGGGAATTTGTAGTTTATCAAAAAAAGTTTTTTTTGATTTTTTCATCCTCCTACACACATTAATTCATCTAACAAAAAAAAAATAACTCTCTTAGAATCAATCGTGTTTATCTCATTATTCCCCTGCTTCTTTCATACCTTCTCCAAAATAAAATGGAGTTTGGTGTGGCACATTTTTTTCATCTAAAAAAAAAGAATCAGACATCATAGATTGAAAAATAAAAACAAAAAAATATCTCACAAGGGAATAACAGGAAAAAAAATGAAAAGGAGAAAAACAAAAAAAATATTCTATTTTTTTGTCACCCCCTATTATTGATTTCTCATTTTATTATTTTTTTTATAATTTAGTTCTTGGTTGAATAGTAATCAACTCCTTATATCCCTTTTTCTATAAAAAACCCTTGTGAGACCCTATTATTCTTACCACAAAAAAACAAACACAATTTTTTTCTGAGACAAAAACTATGACACAAGAAAAACACTACTGCTATCAAGAAACTCGCATCAGCAAGATAGAAACACAACTTGATAACAAAAAAGAAAAAATCGAGGAGGTCAACAAAGACTACTACCACTTAAGAGACCAACTAGAAAACATCAACAACAGTGTCATAGAACTCACCACAATAATGAAAGAAAACAACAACCGCAGAAAAGAAGCAGACGCAGAAATAACACAACTCAAAAAAGAAGTAACCCAACTAACACAAACAATGCAAACACTCAAATGGATCATCGGAGTAGGAGTACCTGTAGTCTGCACAGTCTTGACTTTTGCGATAGAATACTTATTTTAACACAAATTCATATTTTAACAGTTCATATTATCACACAAAAAAAATATACAGAGAGAGGAAAAAGCATATGGAGATTTGGGAAGAACGATACACAAACGCAAAAGGACAAAAAGAATCCAAAAAAGGCTTCGACCTATTCCAAATATATCTCGATATGCCTCTTCCTCGACAACTCACACGATTTGTCAGCCAACAATTTTTCGATGGAGATGAATCAACTGAACTCAAGAAAAGTCGAAAATTCATCCGTAAGTATAATTCTGTATATAAGTCCTACCAATTATACGATTGGGATGAACGAGCCACTGCTCACGATGTGTGGTTGAGAAGACAGAATGATGAAGCGTTGGTTCAGATGTTTAATGAGTTTCGTGCGGAACAATTTCCAAAGGCTGTTGAAAGAGTGAACAGTCTGAATGAAAGGTTTGAGAAGATTAATCATAATAATACTGAGATTGTTGTGACTAAAGAGGGTCTGAAAGAAAGACCGAAAAGGGATTCTGATAGGACTCGTAGTGAGAAAGAGAATCAAGAATCATATTCATTGGCACTAGATGATGCAATCAAGCTCTTCACTGGGGGAGTTGTCAAGACAGAAACAAAATCCAAAGTTGATGTTACTAGCAAGGGAAGGAAACTTTTCGGAGACAAGGAAACTTATCATAAGCAGATTGTCTCTGATTTGGAAGACTTGCTTGAATAGTTTTGAGATGATGTAGATGAGTCTTGTAGAAACTTTCCCAAGAACTGAGTACACTCACGATTTGAGAGATGTGTTCTTGGAAAGTGTAATTGATAATGAGTACATACCTTTTGCTCCTTACTCCAAGCAAAAATTAGCAATACTTTATGCCAGTCGGCAGAATGATTTCAAACTCAACCAACTGCTAGTTGGAGCGGGAGGTTTTGGTGGCAAGACATTCTTGGGCAGTATGCTATCTGTACAATACTTGCCGTTTGATGAGGATTACACTTGTCTCGTGACACGCAGAAACTATGCAGAATTGCTAGACACAAACAGCGTGTGGGACAACTTGATAGATTGGTGTTGCGATGAAGACCGATTATCCCAAGATGAACTCTGCGACTACAAGCTAAGTCCATCCCCCAAGATAATTCATCCGAATGGGAACACTATCTATTTCAAAGCTTTTGACCAAGAGAAAAAGAAGCAGAAATTCAAGAGTGCAAGTTATGACCGAATTATCAATGATGAAGCATCAGAATTGCCCCCTGCAGTTCTGAAATTCCAATATCGTAGCAGTCGGAACACTTCAGACATTCCACTTAGCATAATCAACTTGAGCAACCCAAGTGGAGATTCTACAGATTATTTGGTGGAGAAGTTTGTTGATGGTGAAGAACCCTACATTGCAATGGATTGGAGAGACAATCCCTTTATCGACAAGAAAGCATATGAGAACTCTCTCAATGAATTGGACTATGTCGACCAACAGTATCAAAAGTATGGGAACTGGCACTACAAAGCACAGCAAGGGGATCTCATCAACAGAGCAGATATGCTCAGCCAACTAGTAGAACCTACTGAGAACATTCAATTCTCGTTAGTTGGTGTTGACCTTGCAGGGAAAGGGAAAGACAAATTTGCAGTCTGCAGATATGACCTTTTGCCGAATGGTTTGGAAGTTATCAATGATTTTGCACAGACAGAGTCAAGTATGCCTGAAGATATGTTACTGAATTTCATAGCTAAGCATAACCCAAATCCCCATACTCCTCTCACTAGTCTAGTTGTGATAGAGCAGGAAGGTGGGGGAAGTCCATTGTATGCTCAAAGGTACTTCCAAGAGCTAATATCTGATTTCAATATTCCTGTTGTCTTGAAGACTCCGAAAGGCTCAAAGTATCAGAGAGCTAGACCATTGATGAGGAAGATAAGGAATGGTCAAGTGAAAATCAATAGGAACTGTAACTGTCTTGAAGAATTCATTGATGAGAGCATTAGTCTCGTACCTGTTATGAAGAGAAGTCCGAACTTGGTTGACAGTTGCACATTATTACATAATTATTTGCAAGAAGAAGTCTTGCACAAGGGAACAAGCATCAAATTAGGGGCAAGACTCTAGGAGAAGGATTCAAATATGAAGTTACAAATTAGAAACACAGTTGACAACAATATCATTAATATCAAGAAGAGCATTGCCGACAATTTGAAGAACACAGAACTTTTCCAAAGTGAAAGTGAAGACACTGCAACAAATAATGTGACACTCAAACCACCAGTCCCATTTTCAGATTGTAAATATGTCTTCGACAATTCATCTTATGTAGCTAAATGTTGCCGTATCAAAGCACAAGACATCATACTCAACACATTGACTCTTGTGAATGAGTCTGATGCAAAGTATGATACAGTTGTGCAGAAGATACAGAGCAATCTTGTAGAGAACATCACTGAACTCTACTTTATGCTAATTGATTATTACTACGCTGGATTGGGGGTCATCGAATATGCCTACGGAACTCACAAGTTCACCTTGAAGCAAATACCAGTCAACACTACAAGCATTATCCGAGTCAATTATCAAAACCAAGATTATTATTTGCTTCAGCAGAAGATCCAAACTCACACAAATTATTTCAAAATAATGGGAGAAGAATATCCTCCTACCTTCTCCCAGTATAATGGGCAACCTTTAGGGGAGTGTGCATTGATGGGAGGAGATAATTTCTATAATTTCTTTGCAACTCCACTTTGGGTACAGGAAAAGGATAAAATCTTCACAGAGATTGCAATAAGCAATAAGAACTACAATACAATTAGTAATGGGAATATTGCGACTGGAATCTTGAATATTAATCTTGAACCACAACCGTTCAAGCCTGTAGTATATGATGAGTTGGGAAATGAGACTCAGACAAAATCTCGTGAAGAGATAATTGCTGAAGAATTGACTGGCACTGAAAACGGCATTGCTGTAGTGTTCACAGAATCTAACAGACCTATCAGTTTTGATTTCACCAATATTGAGAACAATAACTATGAATATTTGGAGTCCTTGCAGGAGAAAGCGGAGCAATCTGTATTGAACTGCTACAATATTCCCCTTGCCCGTTTGATGATTAATACTGAAAAGGAGAGTATGAACTCCAATAAGACTCAATCAATTTGGGAAATCTATACTTTAGATTTGAAGACTGAGCAATCAAAAATCAAGGAATACATCAAAGAACTGATTTTTGAATTGTACAGCATTGAAGTCAGTGTTGAAATTGAAGTCCCACTCTTTAGTGACAGAAAAGAAATTGAAATCAACAATCTAATCAATGAGTGGAATGCAGGACTCTTGACACTGAAACAAACCATTGAAGGTTTGTCTGAGTACACTAGTGTGATTGATTTGAAACAATATGATTTTACAATCAATCCTGCCCTTTGGGAGTACAGAAAGCTTGAAAATTATTGGGAGTTATCTGCGGATGAACTAATTGAACTTGAGAAAGTTGAAGGCGAGATAGATGCACTTAAATAAGAAGGGTTACTTGTATCAGCGAAAGATTGCAATGATTCAGAAAGCTCATTTGCCTTTGCAATTGCAGATTCAAAGAATCAACAATCAAGCGATAGATGAGATGATACTTGACTATTATGATGAGAATGAACTTGAAGAGTACACTTCACCGAAATTCAAAAAGGAAAGAATTCTCTATGAAATCAGTAAGTTGAATAGGATTGCTACTGCAAGAGACTTTGAAAGGTTGATGGAGAGAAGTTTTGTCACTCAAAATCATATTACTCGGCTTGAACAGTTAAATGCAAGTATGAAAATCAGCGACAGAATTACGCAATTGGAAGTTGAGAGAATCAACAAGAATCTGCAAACGATTGAGAAAACCCTTGATCAAGCGAGTCTGAACATTGACAAGTACAAATCATTGATTGATAAGATTCCCAAGACTGTGAGTAGACAAGATGTTCTAGAGAAAGCACTTGAGGAAAAAGAGAACTTTCGTGGAAGGAAGTATAGTTACAAGGAACTTTCTAAGCTGTCACGAGACCTTGAAAAATACAAGTCTAGTCATATTGATTATGAACAGGCTTTGATTGATAATAGACAAGCGGACAGAGAGGGTTTGCCTCCCGTGTGGACAAAGAAGATTTGGCACTGGTCTACCTTGAAGGACACTAGACATAGTCAAATGGATGAGAAAGAGACTAACAGTCTTTCAGAAAAGTTCACTGTAATAAATGAAAGAAATGGGAAAGTGGATTATCTTCGTTTTCCTCACGATGTTGAAAATGATAGGAATTATTGTAGTAACTTGTGCAATTGTGAGTGTTGGTATGAAATCCAGTAAAATAAGAAAATATTTATTTTTCTCTAAAATCATTATCTAAAAAAAATTATGAAAAGGAGTGTGTAATAGACAGATGACATTGCTATGTAAAAATAATGCCTTGTATGTGAAATGTTGTATTATCCAAAATGGTGTTCCGGATGCCCAAGCCGATTGCTTGGACTCTGTAGCTATCAAGAAGATTTTCACAACTTTCAACAACCAATCCAATTTTGAAATCTATCACAACGAAATCCCATTGACTGAGATTTCGCTGTTGGAGAATTACATTTCAAAAGGTGATGAAATAATTGCAGGAACAATTGTCCCCCGTGGAAGTTGGAATGCAGTTATCCGTGTAGATAATCCTACAATCAAAGAGAAACTCCTAAATAATGATTTTGGAGGAGTTAGTCTGAATAATCGTATTCAGACAAAATGTTCAACTGGTCTAAGTGGGAGAATAAGATATTCTGACATTGCAGATGCAGAATGTGTAATCCCTATTTACATCAGTTTTGTGAAAGAACCTGCAAACTTTGTAGGATTGCACATTATGAACTATGATGTGTACATTAAGAAAAGTAAAGAAGGAGAGACAAAATTGAGTCTATTGGAAGATTTGAAGGCTCTCATAAAGAGAGCAGAAGAAGAGGAATCTTCTGCAGAAGATGATGCTCAAACTGAAACTTCAACCGAAGAAGCAGAAACTCCTACTGAACAAGTAGCTGAAGACACTGCAAAAGTTTCTGAAGAAGAGGAAACAACTGCTCAAGAAGAAGAACCAGTTGAAACAGATGCAGAAGAAAAAGATGAAGAGGAAGAATCTGAAAAGATAGTGAAAGAAGATGACTCCTCCGAAGAAACAACAACTGAAGACACAGAAGAAACTGTTGTCGAAGAGATAGTTGAAGAGACTGTTGACTACGAAGCAGAAATCGAGAAACTTCGTGAAGAAATCAAGGAAATTCGTGAAGAACTCGAGAAACTCACAAAAGAAGAAAACATTGAAGAAGAAACTGCAGAATTACCAGTTGATGAAAAAGCAGAAGAAAATGCTGATGAACCAATCATCACAAAGTCTACAAAAATAGAAGTCACTGGATCATCAGACCAAATCACTGATTTCTATGCTAGAACTGGCAGAGATGCTATCACTGGTAAGAGAATTCGTAAACAGTCTAGAATCTTGAATTAAATTTGATTTTTATAATTGATTTTTTTTATAATTTGAAAAAAAATATTTTTTTGACATTAATAATTTTGAGGCACAAAATATGATAAGTAAAACTGATATTGAAGCAAACAAACCAGTTATCGTGAAATGGGCAAAGCCATTGCAAAATGGTGGAGTGGCAACTGAAGGAGTATTGAGCGGTCAAGCAACCGAATTCATCGCAAGAATGGAAGAAGAGTCCGAATTATTAAGGGACTTAAGATTCATTGAAGGTGATGGTGAGACCCAAGATGTTCAAGCACTTCGTGTCAGAGCAAACTTGATGAATATGAACAAATTGAGCGGAACTAGTGGTGCAGGTAGTCAAGTTGACAACATCACTTCCTTGACCGAAACCGAACCATCTATACTTAAGCAGACTCTTGTCGCACAACCTTTCACCGCTTACACCTTGATTCCAAAAACCTTTTTGAAAACTAATATTGAACACGAAGGATTCATCGCAAAATACGAATCATTGTTAATCCCTAGTGTTTCCTATTCTGCAGAGCAAATCGCTATCTTCGGAAAGAACACTCAAGCAGATGCTAAAGGTATTCACGGGTTAAAAGGTATTCTTGCACAATTGGATGATGTGGCAACTGCAAGTGTAGACACAACTACTCACGAACTCAAGGACAAAGTTGCTCGTGGTAAATATGGTTACTACGATGACACCACTAGCGGTCACGATCCCGCTTGGGCAAGTATCAATGCGGGAACTGGTTATGAAATCATTCCGCAATTGGATGATATGTTAGCGGAATTCACCAAGCAAGGTGGTAAAAGGAAAGAAGCGAACATTTATGTATCTTCCAAGATGGAAGCATTGTTGATTGCAGAAGCTTCCAAGAGAGAGACTGAAGGTGGAGACCGCTTATTCTTCAACGATGTCGGAAACCTTGTATTCAGAGGAAGGGAAGTAATCCAATTGGATGCATTGGATAATCCAGTTAACTCCTATGCTGATGAAATCATCATCGCAAATCCAAACAGTATCGCTTACTATCCAGTTATGGATGTTGAATCCGAATCCGCTTATGTGATTGAAAGAAAAGCATACTTGACTAGTGTTGATGTGATGTTTGATGTTGCAATCATCTTCGCTGAAGATGTATTGTATGCGGATGTGAGTTACACTCCCAAATCATAAGGGAATTCTTGAAATTACTGTAACTGATGGAACTAATCCAATACAAAATGCAACTGTAACTATTGGCTCTACAAGTGAGACCACAGATGAAACTGGTGTTGCAGAATTTGAACTCTTCGATGGAGAGTATACTGTGACCGCTAGTGCGGAGGGGTACACTACTGTTTCAGATGTCATTGATGTTAATGAGCATAATCTTGATATGACTATCGAATTGGAAGTCACCGACACAATCACAATTACAATTGATGATGGGGATGACACTCCTACCGCTATCGAAGGTGCAAAAGTAACTATAGGAACAGTTGAGAAGACTACTGATGCGAATGGGCAAGTCACATTCACAGAGATGACATATGATGATTATGATGTGACTGTAGTTGCGGAAGGATATGCTGATGAAGAAGAGACAATCCAATTCCGCTCCAATCATAAATCATTCACAATCAGTCTCACCGCATCACAAGGGTAAGACCATTTTGGAGAAGGAATGATGACTATCACTACTGAATACAATGAAACAATAAGAGAGCAAATCATCGGAAACTTGGATGGATGGGAAGTCATCCTTCCCAATGATGATGATGTTGGGAGCGGATCAAGAGATGTTGAACCATTCATCACTGATTTGAACGATTACACAAACAAGCCTAACAAACTCGTAAAGGATACTGAAGTGGAAAAATTCTATTATCAAAGTTTTGACAAGGCATTGTCTTACTGTAATCGTTGGAATGTTGATGACTTGAGCCAAACTGAACTTGACCTTTTCTTGAAAGGAGTTTGCTTATTGACCGCTTCAGACCTTTGGAACAAGTATAATATTCGTGTCAACAATGAAGATATGGAAGATACATATGTTCAAAGTTTCGGCGGTTTACTGTACAAACAAGCGGTTATGATTCTGAAGAGTTTCATCAATCAGAGAGTCACTACCTTATCTTCTATCAAAAAAACAATGCACAGCACTGATGGGACTTGGTTCGAATGACTGGATTCATACCGGAAATCACAACACGAGTCACCATCAACACAGATTTCAAAAGCTTTGACAAAAGTTTAGAACTGATTGCATCCGATGAAATACTAAGCAAATGTTTCACTGAAGCAATTGAACATCTCGGCGAAAAACGAAAAGAATTAGAATCCCAAAGCGATGCACTCGCTTATAGAGTAAGCGAATACCTATCCAGTTTTCAAAGTCAAATAATCGCAATGAAAAAAGTTGATACAGGTATGGCAAAAAACAGTGTTGATATAATGAAAGAATCAATCGCTTCATACCTTGTAGGAAACACTGCAACTAGTGTGGATGGATTCCCTTACCCATTAGCTATTGAAAAAGGTAGAAAAGAAGTTCGCCCTATCGATGCTCGTGCTTTGCGATGGTGGGACAAGGACACTGGAGAAATTGTCTTCAGTAAAAAATCAAAAGCAGTTGCACCATATCCTTTCGTGGATGATTCCATCCGTAAAACTGAAGGAAAAGTATCTGAAGCGGTGGATGAATATCTCAACGAAGTAATGGGAGATGATTAAAGGTGATGCTTGAAACTGACTTGACAAGCGACATACTCATTTATAACATACTCAAAAATTCTGATGACAAATTCATACAAGAATTCAACATCAAGTTCATTGATAGGAGCGTTCCTGCTGAAGAATCAAATACAATGTATATAGCCAATGTTGATTTGGAAACACGGAATGAAACATTCAACCATACTGAGTACACTGCACTTGTCAATATTTTCGTAAAGACAAAGCAGACAAATTACCTTGAAGGAAGCCAGTACCTCCGTACTGTTGTGAAACATATCAAGAATGTGTTGAAGAACAATGTAACTTGCAAAAGAAGACATATTGTCTTCCGAAACATTACATATGAGTACGGAAGCACTTACACCTTGAAAGGTTTGCATATGATTGTCCAGTTGAATGAGATGGAAAGTCTTTCTGTTGATCCTCCAGTGATTACTGAAGTGGAACTTGCTGACTTGGAGACTTATGTTGTTAGTGAAGAATTGTATTGGAAAGAGAAGAACAAACTGCAAAAAAGAGGCTACTAGGAGTGTGTATTTTCAGTGGCTAGAAAAAAAATGAAGAAAGAAGAAAAAAAGGAAAAGAAAGAAGAATTCGATTTTGATTCTGCATTGGAATCTGTGAATCCCTTACTCCGTGAGGGCTTTGAAAGATTCCTTTTTAAGCAGAACATTATAATTAAGACTCGTGAAGAGTTTGATTATTATTATAACGCATATGGAGGATTATAACTTGGCGAATATAGAACCACACATTGAAGTGTATGATGTACAGAAAATCGTTCAAACTGCATATGGGAATGCTGGTAAAATAGCACTTATAGGTGCTTTCCCAACCAGCACTGTTAGTGTTGATATTTTCACCAGTTTGGATGAAGCGAAGAACAGTCTCAAAGGAGACTACAGATTAATTGAAGACAATAGCATAGCAAATGCGAACAAAGACCCAGTCCCTAATACTTTCATTAGTTTCTATTGTTTAGATTATATCTTCAACAGCAGTAGACAATCCAAAGGAGCAGAAAGCGTATTAGTTGTTAACACAAATTACAACAAAGTTTCTCTTTCAACTACTAGTACTAATGAAGATATTGCAAATGCTTGTACTCTCCTTGAAGAAGAAGATTTTGACATTCTCACTCTTGCAGAGAACACTGCACTTGTAACTACAACTACTGTTGATGAGACCGTTACAACTATTTTGAACCCTGTTTGGCAAACACTCAAAACCTTTGAAAACAAACAATACCTAAACCAAAAACCTTTCGGAATCATCACAGGTATTGATTTGACAAACGCTACTGCTTCTTTCCTTGGCGAATTCAAAACACAATGGAATCGTGGAATATTCAAAGCAGTAACCACTCCAGTGAGAGTGAATGGAGAAGCTACTAGTCTCAACATTGCTCAAAGTGGATGTTGGCATAGTGCATTCACCTCCGGCAGACAAGTGAACAAGTCTGAAACTGCAAAAACCTACGAAGGCATCATAGGAGAGAACAGTAAAGATGTTTTCCCACTTAGTGCGAATATCACTTGGAAAAACTTACTCAACAATGGATTCCACACTACCAAATACAAAAATCGTAGACTTGGAACTATCCAATGTTTAAGTAACATCACTCCAGCAGATTATGATATGAAGATTGAAAGGGTCAAAAACTATATCATCAAAAGATTAGCATTGTCTGATGTGCTTGGTGAAGACAACAATCGTGTAACTAAAGATTACATAAAAGGATTATTTGAGTATGAAAGACAATTAGCTATGGCAAACAATTATCTTGTAGATATGGAGTACACTCTCAAGAATATCACTACTGACAAAGTTCAAGCAAATGTGAAATTGTACATTGCAGATATCATTCGTGTTGTCGAATTGAATGTCGCATTAGAAATCACTGCATACGAGGAGGCATAAGACTATGGGAGCAGAAATATTTGATGTAGAAATCAACTTAGATGGAGTAATCGTTCTCTATGCTACAAAAGTAAGTTCAAAGAAAAACAAAGATGCATCAACAACATTAACTTTCCAAGGGGATGTGACAACTAGTGCAGGAAACACTGGTGGAACAATCTCCATCGAAGGATTAGTCTTCCCAACTGATGTTGATGAAGCAATTGCACTTGAAGAGAAACTCAACAGCGATAATATCAAAGTTGTGACTTGCAGTGGTACAAGTTACACTGCAGGGGGAGACCCTTACAGAAGATCCATCATTGGAAGTGGTGTAACAGTTACCAGTGATGAGGATGAGTGGAGTCCATCTGATGCGATGACTCAGAAATTAGAATTATCTGTCAATCAGTTGACAAGACAATCTGAAAGAATCTAAACTCCTTTGTTTAGGTTCTTTATTTTTTTTATTTTTTTTTAACAAGTTATTATTTATTGGAGGAATGTAATAATGTCAGAAAAGAAGCAAATTGCCCTAGAGGATTTGATTACACAAACAGAACAAAAAATTCTCAACAACGAATATTATGAGGATGTGACTGTAGAATATAAGGATTACACTATTGGAGTTCGCATAAGACCAATTTCACAGGCACGGTTTGTCGAACTGTCCAAGAATAAGAAAGCTTTAGAAACTGCAGAATTTAACACTCTATTGCTAAAAGAGTGTGTCTTGAACAAGTTTGATAACAAACCGTTCACAAAGCAACAAATTGATGAGCTGTTCACAGGGGGACTTGCGACTGTACTGACATTGAAATGTATAGAAGTGAGCGGGATTGCTGTTGATAATGAGCAATTCTCAAAATTAAAAAACTTCTAGAGGACTTGCTCGACTACGAGAAGGGGGATTTATCATATATCACTCAATTCGTAGATATGGGGATTCTGACAGTTACTTTGTCAGAATTCAAAGAGTTCAGTCCTTTTCAAATATTAGCATTCAAGGTGATTAATCGAGAGATTCGCAAATGGAGGAGCAAACAGAAGCCTCTAGTTACTTACTGAATCTCTCTCTATTTTTTTTAAAATTTATATTTACAAGGGGAGTAAGCTGAAGAGTTATGGTGAAGAATTTTGATGTAGATATCCGTTTTAACTTGATCACTGGAGATTTGGAGACTGCAAAGAAAGAGCTTTCGGATATTGAAAAAAAAGCGAGTGACTTGCAAAAGCAGAAACTGATGCTCAAACTTGAAACAGACTCTGCAAAACTGGATGAAACGAATAGTAAAATAAAGGAATTGCAGAAGTTCTTGAGTGATGTGAAAAATCCGAATGTGGATGTAAAAGTTTCAGATGAAGAAATTAAGAACGCCGAAAAGGAACTGCAAGACCTACAAGGGAAGAAACTTGACCTTGAGGTTAGTGTTGCAAATACTGAATTGAAGATTGCAAGAAAAGAAGTCGATGATCTCAATGGTGAGAAAGTCAATGTTGATGTTGATGTTGATGATACTAGTTTGAAGAATGCTCGGAAAGAGTTAGATGATTTGCAGAAGCAAGTCAGTTCTAATATGAGTGGAACTGGAAGTGCAATCACAGGTATGATAAGTGGACTTGCTGGAAAATCTATTTGGGACACGGTCTACGGAACTAGTGCAAAAGCAGAAACAAACAAAGTACTCATCAAAGGAATGGGAGATACTAGTGAATCATATACTAAGTTGTACAACACTATCGACAAAACAACAGACAGTAGCCTCATCAGTATGCAACAGTTAATCCCTGCGATGAATGGTATCAAATCTGCGACTGGAGGCACTGCCAAGGAAATGGATACAATCACTCCTAAAGTCGCTAATTTTGGACAATATGTTTATGCGATGACTGGAAGCAGTGCTAAAGCGGAACAAGCTATGTTCGACTTATCCAAAGGTATCAAAGGAGCATATGCTTCTCTTGACCAGTATGGTATCACAGAAGATGCATTGATGCGAACTGGTCTTTGGAGTGGTAAAGAAGATGATGTCGAAGGCTATATGGAAGCAGTAAACAAAGTCACTGGGTCAACTGATGACTTGATGAATACTGCGACTGGTATGGAAGCATTGATGGGAAAATCATTCAGTAGAGCGGGAAAAAGATTAGGGGAATCCGTACTCCCTGCAGTGAAAACTCTTCTTCAAGGCTTCAACGATTTGGATGCACAGACTAAAGGTTGGTTATCCACATCACTTCTTGTTGGTGGGGGAATCGCTTCATCAGTTGTAAGCGGGTTGTCTGCTATCAGTCAAGCAAAACAAGGATATGATGCATTGAAAGGAAGTCTTGAGACTGTTCGTGGAGTTTATGATTCTGTGAAAGGAACTATTGACACAGTAAGGAATGCAGAATCATTGAGTGTTGGTGTTGCTGAAGCTTTGGGTATGGCGAAGATTGGTGAGGCTGTAGGTGAAGAGGCAAGTATGTTTGCTAAACTTCAAGCAATCGCTCCGACAGTTACATTGGCAGGAGCGGAGTATTCGCTTTTGATTCCGATATTATTATTGGTTGGAGCAATTCTCATACTTGTCGGTGTGCTGTGGTACTTGTATAATAATAATGAACAAGTCAGAGAGGCAGTTGATGGTCTAGTCGCTTCGTTAGGAGTGTTTGTCGGTCAAGTGATGGGAGCAGTGAAAGGGGCTATTGATGGTTTCATAGCTTGGCTTGGAGACTTATACAACTGGCTAAGTCAATTAGGAACACAAGTTACTACAGCAGTTAGTTTTGTAATCACATATCTGAGTGGTATAATCAACTCAATCGTTGTGATTCTGACACAAATTTGGCTTACAGTGGTAAATTGGTTTAATATGCTATTGAATATGACTCCTCAACAAGTCTTGATGCTCATCATTGGTGTGATAACTACCTTGAATCCTTTTGCAAGTCTCATTGCAGGGGTATTGTCTCGTGTATTGCCAGTGTTCATCAGTCAAGCTACTAGTTGGATAACCAACACAGTGTCTAGAGCGAGAAGTCTTGTCAATCAAGTGTATTCTGCGATATCTAGTTTGCCATCTCGTGTGACAAGTGCAGTCAGTGGAGTGTTGGGAGCATTGACTAGACCATTCACACAAGCTTGGAACACTATCAGACCAATCATTGACCAAATCAATTCCGGTATCGACACTGTGAGAAGTGTGTTGCATATGGGTTTTGAAGGTTTTGAAGGGTTCGATGAAGACATCTCATTTGAAGGATTCAACGAGTCACTAAATGCAAGTCTATCTGATTTTGGTGCAAATAACCAATCAACTGTGCAAAATACTTTCAACATCAATGGAATCATCGAAGAAAGTGCTAGTGAATATATAGTCAACAGTGTAAATTCACACTTGAAAAAACAAAACTTGATACGAGGTAGATAAATGATGGCTAGTAAGAAAGCACATATCCAGTGGCACGGAGTGAACATTATGAACATCATCAAAGAAGTGAAAATCACTCGTGATGAAGAATATAACACAAGCAGTTACATTGGAACAACTGGATCAACAACAAACCACATCAGTTCTACTGGGAAGATAATCAGTTTCAAGAGTCTTTGCACTCGTGATGAACCGAGTCGGCACGGAAGACCACACCGAATCAATGATTATATAGCATTATCCGAGAATTATAAAGGTAAAGTCAAGGTTTTGACTAGTCCTAGTATGTCTAATCTCAATGGAAACTATATGATGAGCGGTTTTGAATATTCGGAAGATACTGGGGGGAACTATGAAATTGAGTGGGAGTTCACTGAAGTTGTTCCGTTCAATGTCACAGAGAAAACTTTTCGTGTTTGGGGCAAAGCAGTTAGTAGCACTACAAAAACAAAGAAAACAACTACAAAGACTAGCACTTCAAAGACCAACCTTTCCAGCAACATTAAATATTTGTTGAAGACTTGTGGGACTATGAAGAAAGGTTCAAGTAGCAAGAAGTGTGTGCAATCCTTACAGAAATTCTTGCAATCTAAGGGTTATTATAAAGGTTACAAGGTTGATGGGGTATATGCTATCTATACTGAGAAGGCTGTTAAGAGTTTGCAAAAAGCGAATAAGTTGAAGACAACTGGTCAATGGGATAAGGCAACTCGTACCTATTGGCAAAAGAAATACAAATACCCTTAGGTGATTAAGTTGGCAATAGGAAAACTATACTATTCTCATTCCACTACTCGTGAAAGTGCAGACTTCAAGTCAATACCATTCCACGATGCAAGTATTGATTGGAAAAGGGAAGAGGCTTCCACTATGAGCTTTAAATCCCCAAAAAAACTAGCCGAAGCAGACCGTATCCGATACAAATCTGACACCACTGATTTTGGTGGGCAAGTCTACAAAGTGAAAAAGACAATTGGAGAAGATTATGTGTATGATGTAATTGATTATACACGATTGTATCACGATAAGGTAAGTTGCTCATACTCCAAGATGACTAGCAGTCAGATTATGAAGAAAGTGTTAGGCTTGTCTAAGAACAATTTCTCCACTGCAGGAATCTACAAGACAACATTGAAGCACGATAATCTCAAATGGGAGAACAAAAGCATTTGGGATATCGCACAACAATTATGTTGGCTTGAGCATCAAGCAGGGTACGAAGTCCGTGCATATGTCAATGCAAATGGAACTCTAATTTTCAAGGAAATTGATGAACAACAGAAAGGTTACACTTTCACAAATGTGCTAGATTATGATGAAGAACACGATAGCACAGACATAATCACTGCTGGAAAAGTCACTTTTGATGGCAAGACACTTGCGAATGCTACTGCCAGTTCCTCATTAATCGCAAAATGGGGTTATGTCACAGAAGTGACAGACTGCAACAGTAAATCAAGTAGTTCAACTAGCAAATCAAGTTCAAGCGACTCTAGTCTCAAAGACACTACACAAATTAGCAAATATAATATTCCCTCAAAAGTTGTTAATCAAGCGTTATCTATCGCAAAGAAAGGTAACAGCCAATACGATAACTTAAAACTCTTATTCAACTGGTGTAACAAGAACATTGCTTATGTAAGTTACGCAAACAGTAAAAGAGGGGCAGTAGGTTGCTTAACTAAAAGAGGAGGGAATTGCTGTGACAATGCGAACCTGCTAATTGGTATGGCAAGAAGCATAGGGATCAAGTGCAGATACTGTCACGCACAAGCAGGAAAACAAGGTCACGTGTACGGTGAGTATTATGTCAATGGCAAGTGGCTTGTTGTTGATACTGGAACTACTACATCAAAAAGACAAAACAAATATTGGGGAGGACATTGGAATGGGTTTGGTGGAACTGACCAGCGATATGATGTTCTCAAATTTTAAGGATGTGATAAGGTATGGTTTTGAAAGGAGTTAAGGCAACATTCAAAGATGGCACTGTTACAACTTGGGCATACCCTTCAAAAGCTGGGTACACTTACAAATTAACTAAAAAGACTTGGAAAAATGCTTGTCCATTATGCAAATCAGTTTCACATTATAAAACTGCAGGGAAACTTAAATGGAATCCAAAGAATGTGCCTGAGGGTGAGTTGACTTGCAGTCAATGTGGAGCAGATTTCTGTGCTGTTAGTGGCAAGGACAAAAATAAGAAAGTGAGGGGAAAACTTACTCCCGCAACAGTAACTCCTAATAGTGTTACTAAGGTAGCTTCTTCACAAACACAATCACAAAAATGTGAATTATCTAAAGCACAAGCATTGACAAAGGCTAAAAATTTGATTGACACAAAAAGCTCATACAAAGGGAGTATGAAAATTCCTATAATGAAAAACATACATTTAGGGGACTTGGTCAACATCAACTTGGCTGAATTTTCTGAGACTGCAAAGAAGAAATTGTATATTGATTCTATCAAAGAGGATATTGATAATCAGACTTATGAATTGGAGTTAATTGAGGGTAAAAATCATTTAACCAATAAGTATGATGGAAGTTATATTTTCTACAATGCAAATGGTCAAAGAGTTGGGGGAAGTGGAAATCCCTTACAAGCTAAATGTGAAAATGTAAATGTGAACATCGGCTTGAAAGACAATTCTACTATCAGCAAGAAAATCAAACTCAAGGGTCAACAGCTAGGCACACTTGCAAAAATCTACAAATGGCTCAAAATAAAGAATGCGGGGGGTGTTGGTGGATGGAAATACAAGAAATATGGAAATCATTACTACAAGACAGAAGATTATAAGAAATTCGGTAGTAAAAGTGCGAAATACTGTTGGGAGCATAAAACTGCGAACTGTTGCGACTTCGCTTGGTTGATGGCAAAGATGGGCGAAGGTGCAGGAAAAAAGGTTGGGATTCGTGTTGGAACATATGTGACTACAAAAGGAAAGAAACAAGGGCATATGTGGAATTATTCCGGCTCAAAATGGTATGATTGTAGCAGTATGAACAAAAGCACAATTGAGATGAAGAAACTGGAGGATGTTAAATAAATGGTTGAACAAGATGACAGTATCTTCGGTACAGATTACAGTAGCAAAGGTGGTGTAACAAGCACTGGAGATATAGAACTGGTAACTGGTTTGGAGAATGCAAAACAGAACATTCATAATCAACTGCTCACTCAAAAAGGTTTTTACCCTTCTGTAGATAATGAGTGGGGGTCTGAACTGTTTGAAGCACTTGGAGAAGACTTTGAAGGGCAAAGCATAGATGCAATAATCATATACATTCGAAACGCATTATATGAAAATCCTCGTGTTCAAACAATACAACGGGTAGAGCCGTACATTACAGTTGATAGAAAATTGAATTTCATATTGGAAGTTTCATTAGTGAACGGAACTGATGAAACTATGAATTTAGACTTGGGAGAATTTGAATAGTTATGGTTGAAGAAGACATTGAATTCATCACTTTCGATGGAGACACTTTGACAAAATCAGAATTTCGTGATGAAATTATCACAAAATACCGTACCGCAGAACTTGATGGACTGACAAAAATAACCGACTTCAGTATCGGAAGCGAAGCTTATCACATTGCAGATGTGATGGCATCATACATCTTGGAACATAGAGAACTAATCGATTTGAATTATCGTATGAGTATGATTCACACTGCAGAAGGAGAATTCCTTGATAACTTTGGTGATATGGCTGGAGTTCATCGTGTTGGATCTTCTGCAAGTACTGGGGAAGTCACTTTCACTAGGTTGTCTGAAGACACTAGTCTTGATATTCTCATTCCTGATGGCACACAAGTGTCTACAATTGATGCAATCAGTTTTATTGTTGATAACGATGGTGAAGATTTGGTTATTGGTGCTGGTGCGACTAGTGTGACTGCAAATGTTCTCTGTGAGCTTGAAGGAGCATATACAAATGTTGACCCTAATACAATTGTTCTAGTGATGGGCGATTTGGGAAGTCTTGTCAGTGTGACAAACACTGCAAAAATGGTCGATGGAGAGGATATTGAGAGTGATGATGAGTATCGTGCAAGAATCCTATTATCCCCTTACGCAGTCCCTACTGGCTCTTTAGAATGGTATGAAAATGTAGCAATTACCCCTACAGATACCGAAGGAAACAATATTATTCACGATGTCAAAGTCGAAAGGGGAGTGGTTGGATTGGATGCAGATGTGAAAATGTACTACAACCCAGCAGATTGGACTGACACAACAATCGCAAAGACATCACTTGAAGAGCTTTTTGCTATGAAAGAGTATGATATTGTTGGAATCACTATTGAATATATCTTAGCTACACGAGTCACTGTACTCCCTGCAACAAGCAGTGAAGGGGCGTACAAGATTGCATTGATACTTGAAGATAACTATTCTCTTGAAATGGTGAAAGATGATGTTGTAGCGAAAGTGGAGCAGTTCAACAGAGATGCGAACATTAGCATTGAGTTTAGTCCGTCCAGTCTTGCATCAATCATTGAAAATGAGATTGATGGGATACAAGTCTGCCATATTGTCTTGCAAAATGGCTCTTCATACACAGAAGTGATTGAGCAGACTGATATGGCTGATGATGAAGTGTATCATATAGATATGACTGACTTGGAAGAGAGAATCATTGAAGCAAGATTCAACTTAGATATCGAAATCGTAGAGGGTTAGTGAAAAAAATGGCTTATGATGATACTAGTTACTATGGAGACCTTATCTGTGATGGGTATGATGAGCAGAACAATTTCATTAACCCACCAAGCCCAACAGGATATTATATTTACCATATCCTTGGGGACAGTTTTGACTTGATGAGTGATGCTTGTACAAAATTCTTGAACGATTTCAGCATACTCACTGCAGATTCATCCAGTTTAGACAAGTTTTGGGGAGTTTCATACAATCTCCCAAGACCCCAACTTCCCAACTCTGAAAGGTTGCTGACTGATGATGAGTACCGTGTATACCTGTACTTGAGAAACTGTAGACTCTTAACTCGTGAAGATATACTTATCAATGCAACAAAATGCTTTGGAGTTGATGATTATGAAATCTACTTCACAGAAGAGACAAATTACTTGTCTGCTACAGACCATACACTCTACTCTTCTAGAGAGACAGAGGGAAGTAACCTTGGGAAGAATCTTGATGATGTGAGTGGGGATTATGTGATTGATTTTGCCGATTCAGAGGATGGTGTTGTTCATCTGATTGAAGGGGGTTTGAGTGAAACAAGTGAAACGATACAAGTCATCAACATTCCGCATAATTCTTGGGATTCTGAGTTCTTAGAGTATGTTTCACAATTTTTGAGTGTGAAAGGAAACTTGAAAGTGAGGGAGTATTCCTTATGAGTGACATTGATTTTGAGAGTCTGCATAATGCAGTTATGGAGAATATCGATGAAAGGCTATGGAATAATTATGATTTTGATATTGTTCTGAAATCTGCCCGTATTGTTTGGGATGGAACTGCAGTGCAGGTTGAAAGTAAAGATTTCTCAATGATTTTTGATTTGGTTGATTATAGCTTGTTGGATTACGAAGGTTTTGATGTGAATTAAGGAGAGGTTTGTAGAAAATGAGTAATTTTGATGATTATTTTAGGGGCGATGATAAGCCGTTTGCTGAGAATTTGAATGATGCGTTATTGTTGAGCAATGTGTTTGACTTTACTGTGCCAATCGAATTGCCCACTATGTTCAGCAATGGGCAATGGGTTAACACTACAAGTAGCAGGAAATGTAGCGTTAGTCTCGTGACCATTGAGGATTTGGATGGTTTGAGTGTAACTGGTGTGAATATACAAGGAACTGGAACTCTTGTATTGAAGTTCTATCCGAATTTCAACAGCTTCGGCAAGATTACTAAGGTAGAGTGGACTGGTGATGTTACTGAGTGTTGGATTACTGATAAGAATAATGTCACTGTAGAAGCTGAAGTAGAGAATGGTGTTGCTTTGAGTGGTAATGCGAATCAGTTGGCTGAGTACTTGATCCATTTGAAAATCAATGGGACATTATCAGATTTGGTTGTGACTTGTGAGAATAAGAGGCATCGCTTTGGGGCTAGTGTTGGTGTTAGTGGTGTGACTGGTTTAGAAGAGAGATTGACTAGTATTGAGGCGAAGAACACTCAACAAGACACTAATATCAATAACAAGGTTGATAAGGTCACTGGCAAGGGATTATCAAGTAATGATTATACTAATGCTGAGAAGAGTAAGTTAGCGAATTTATCCACTGTCGCTACTAGTGGTTCTTATAATGATTTGTCTAATAAACCAAGCATTCCCTCTAAAACTTCTGATTTGGAGAACGATGGTGATGGGACTAATGTCTTCGTGAAAAACAATGACAGCAGATTATCTGACACTAGGAATCCGAAGACTCATACACACGGTAATGTGACTAATGATGGGAAAATAGGTTCTGCAAGTGGTAAACTTATCACTACTGGTACTGGTGGAGTGTTACAAGCTGTTGATTCAATTACAAAGAGTAAGATTAGTGATTTCCCAACAACTATGACACCAACAAGCCATACACATACAATAGCAAATGTCACAAACTTGCAATCTTCACTTGATAGTAAAGCTAGTAGTGGTCACGGTCACGGTTCAATCAGCAATACTGGTACATTGAATAGCGACATTACCACAGTGAATAAAGTTGCCGTTACAGATACCAGTAACAATCTGAAAACTATTGCTAAAGTGCCTTTCGCTAATTTGAACATTACTAAGGCGAATATTACTGGTTTAGGGATACCTAGCACTAATACTACTTATTCAGTGGCTACTGCAAATGCGAATGGGCTAATGAGTAGTACTGACAAGTCTAAACTTGATGGAATCAGTACTGGTGCTACAAAGAATACTATTGATACTGCTTTAAGCAGTACAAGTACAAATGCAGTACAAAACAAGGTAGTGAATACTGCATTGAACGGTAAGGCTTCATCAACTCATAGTCACGGAAACATTAACAGTGATGGGTCAATCAGTGCTGAATTAAGTGGAAGTCCTGCAACAGATGTTCTTGTTAGAGTACCAAGTGCAAATAATAAGATTTATTATACTAATAGTTTAGATAAAAGTCTTATGGGGTTAGATTGGAAGAATGTAACATTAACTAATATGAGTGGAGTAACATTATCTTATAATGATTTGTTATGTAGATTAATTGTTGCTGGAAGTTATAAGATAAGTACAGCTAATAGTTATGCTAATATGGTTACTGGTACAATTCCAGCAAGTTATAGACCATCAAATTCGAGAGTTGAATTGAATAGTGGTGATGTGCTAATTAGGATTAAATTAACAGATGATGGGCATTTGCAATATTATAGTCCTCAAACTTTTACTTCTAATGTGGGTTTGTATGCAGAGTTTATTTGGAGCAGGTAAATGAGTCTATACGATGAATTATTAAAAGCAACAGACAACCTGCAAGACATCAGTTTCAGCCGATATGGTACAATCACTAATATCA